ATCTTCGAACTTGTATCCCCGATCGCATTGGCCGTTTCCTTTTGGATTGCAACATCGTCTTTGAAACCTTCATTCTGGTTTTTCAGAATCTTGGTGAGGGTGTCAGATTCCTTTGCAAGCTTTTGAGTGCCATCTCGCGAATCTCGTGTTTGGGTAGCCAGAGCATGGTATCTAGTCGATGATTCATCAAGTTGACTGCTGACGGTTTGGTACGCATTACCTTCTCCCAAAACCGCGTCGGTAAGATCCTTATGGCTGATCCCGAGTTTGTCGGCGATAGCATATGCGTTCTGGTCTTGTAATGCTTTTGCTGCCGACTTGATAACCCCGGCGTCGATAGCACCATTGGATTCTTCCAAGGCTTGCGCATAGTTTTGTTGCGCTTGTGCAGCACTCTGGACATGGGTTTGAGACGCGGCGATCACAGCTGAAAGTGCTGCAACCCCCGCAATAAAAAGTCCCACGACAGTGGAAGAGGTTCCGATGGTCATGGCGAACTTGTTAAGACCGCTACTTACCTTGTCGAATACGCTGGTGACACCGTTCCAGAGTTTGAACGCCGTATACACGGCCATGGCTTCGGTCACCAGAGTGGAAAGAACCGGCGTCGGGATGGCGCTGATGACATCACTCACAGCGGTTACAGTGCTCAGCACCACGCCACTCCACGGGCTGAACGCTTGCACCACGTGGCCAGCAGCACCGAACAAGCTCCCTAACGCATTTTCCACGCTAGGTAGCTTTTCGATCAGATAGGCCACGAAATCGCGTGCACCGTTACCGGTACCCCAACGAGCGAAACTCGCACTGGCACGCACTATGCCCTGGTCAACACTCAACATGACCGGCTGCAACTGACGGAATAAGCCCAGTAGACCAGCCACACCATTACTACTGATGGTACCCAGATCACGGCTGAATGTAGCGGTCAGTCGTGACAGGTACGGCATCTGCGAGTTCAATTCACGGGTAACGCCGTTAAACCCTTGCAGGTAGGCGACTGCACTCGTATTGGCGAGGCTGCTCATGCCGTCCTCGATAACATGCAGATCCGCCGAATACTGTCGGCCCGTTACGCTCGCCGCATCCACTGCATTACTGATGCCCTTGTAGGCGAGGATGCCTGCACCGGCCATACCTATCAGCGCGGCACCCGCACCCGCCGCCGCACCAGCAATGGGCAATAACGCCGGGGCCACCAGCAGTAGGCTGCCACGAAGAGCGCCATACGATTTAGCCTGACTGTCGGTAGCTGACCTGTTGGCGTCCTTGGCCGCCGTGTTCGCACTGGTCGCAGCGGTGTCGGAAGCCATCGCCGTACGCCCCGCGGTGACACTGGATGCCTGTTCGGAAGCGGAGCGTGCCGCACTGCTGGCCGCCTCACTGTTCACCGACTGGGAAGCAGCATTCGATACCAGTGCCACATTGTTCTCAGCCAGTACGCGCGACAAACGCTCCTGCGCGTCGGCCTGCTCCTGCTCAACCTGTGTGGCTGCCGCCTCGGCAACCATCAGGGCGGACTGGGAGGCCACACCTTTGGATTGCACGGCATCCAACTGCGAATAGGCGGCGCGCAGGCGGGCAGTGGAACTATCCAACTGTGCCTGGGCTGCGCTCACCGCTTCGATCTGTGCGACGGCGGTACCGGTATCCGCATCCACGAGGATCTCATGACGGCCAGCAGTGACCTGCTCGGTTTTCGCGGCCACGGCCTGGATCTCCGCCAACGCCTCATCGACGGATGCCTGCACGCGCAGGTCGATACGTTCGCTGTCCACCTGGTCGGCCTGTGCAAGCACCTGGTCGAGTTTCGCGGTCGCTTCCGAAACGTTCGCATCAATATGGATGTCATCAGTGTTTGACGTGGCCTTGTCGGTCTTGGCTTCGACCGATTCGATCTTGGCCACGGCCTGATCGGTGTCCGCGTCGATACGGATGTCGCCATCCTTGGAGGTGACCTTGTCCGTCTTGGCCGACACTTCATCGATCTTCGCGATCGCTTCGGAAACATCAGCGTCGATGCGGATATCGTCATCGCCGTGTTTCAGCTCGTCCTCGGCGGTTTTGGCTTGCTGGATGCCTGCCATGTAGTCGGAGATGTCGAGTTTCAGCAGGCCCTTGATGCTGCCGACTTCGGTTGCGGTGTCACTCATCGGTGGTCTCCTGTTCCGTTTCCAAACTGTGGCGGAGCTGCCCGCTCATGTTGAGCAGTCCGATGATGCGGCGTTGCAGCCAAGCCCATGGGCGGGATTCGAGCAGCAGCAGATTGTCGAGTTCGATCCGGTAGTGTTCCTGCGCGTCGATGACGATCTGCTGCCAGTGGTCGATGAGTTGCGGCCAGGTGGGGGCGATTATTCCTGCGTGGGCTTCTTCGGGGAGTTCTTCGTACCATTCGTAGAGTCCGCTGTCGGGGTCGTATCGGCCTCTGCCTGCTTTGCGGACTGTGTCCTCTCCACCGCTTTTGGGTCGCCGCCGGTCTCCCAAATCGCCTCGGCGGTGGCGCGGCCGTTGGTGAAGTCGGCGAGTACGGTCTGGTACACGCGGTTCAACGCCGCATAGCTGACCTTGTCTTTGAGCAATTGACGGTTAACGTCACCGAGGAGTAGTGTCGCCACGTCTTCGACGGTGGCTGTGGTGCCGTCCTGTTTCTTGCTGTCACGGATCCACTGCCATGCCTTCAACCCGTCAGCGGCATTGACTGGCGGGATGGTGTAGTTCTTCCCGTTGATGGGGAGAGTGAGCGGGTCTGGTGCGATGTCTTTGAAGTCTGTGAATGCCATGATTCTCCAATCAGGTATAGGAATGCCCTGCTTCTCGACGTGTTGAAAGGGGATCCCCGCATGGTGGAGAATCAGGGCGTTAAGAAACCATGCGGGGAAGAATCATAAGGTGAAGGTCAGGAGGCTGCTGTGACGGTCACGTCCGCACCGGTGGAAGTGCCTGCCGGAGTGGTGACGGTGAGTGACTGTGCGCCCACCGCGTTCGGTGTGGTGACCACGATCAGACCATCCGACACGACCGTGTACACGGCCGCCGAGGTGGATCCGAACTTGATGGCCGTGGCACCGGTGAAACCGGAGCCGGTCAACTGCAGCAAGGCACCAACCTTCACGGGAGATGGCGATACCGCGGTGATTGCGGGCGCTGAGGTGGATGAGAGCGGGTTCGGGATCTCTTTGCGGGCACCGTCGCCGGTGATTTTGATCTCCGCCTCGTCCAGGTCGGTGACACCGGTCTTGGAGCGGGAGAACTCCACGATGCCGCGGCCTTGATAGGCTTCCGTGCCACCATTCTTGTCATACCAACGCACGTACAGTCGTGCATCCTCGCCGTACTTGTCGGAAGCCGCTCGGCACAGTTCCTGCCCGGGGTCAAACACGCTTGCCGTGGTCTTGCGGTTCGCTTTGATGTCAACGCCCCATGACTGCATAGTGATTTCACTGGATCCCCAACCGTCCGAATCGTAGTCGGAGGAATCCTGCGTGGTGCGGTCAAGAGTCGGGTTGAAATCGTTCATGCCCATGATCTGCACCCAGTTGGTGCCATCCTTGGACACGTCCGCACGGTAGCGGCGTGCAAGTGCTGTAGTCATAATTGTTTTTCCTTTCGATGGGTTTCTAGTCTCTGAACAGCGTGGGTGGAGTGTCCACGTCCACGTTGTATTGATTGGTGGTGATCCACCGTTGTGCTTCGTCCTGCCCGAGGTTCACCGAGTTACGCAGATAGCATTGGTTGAGCGTGCAATCCCCGCCAAGCGCGTACTGGGTGAGTCCGTTCAAACATTCATCGCAGGCGTCGGCGAGCTCATCCGAATCGAGCGGAATTCCGGGCTTGCCACGACAGGCGACCTGCAGCAGGCCACTGTTGTGCGCCTGATCGGGTATGGCGTTCATGGGCAGGTAATTGAGGGTGATGCACCTGCCTGGACTATCGGGCATGGTTTTCAGCACGATAGCTGTGCCGTCACTGCTCACTACGTCGTCCATGGTGTAGATGCCGACCTGTTTCAGATCGAGAAGGCGGGCGATGCCGGTCAGCAGCAGCGTGGTTGGTTGGTATGTCACATGTCCTCCCTCATCACGTCCGCCACGATCTGCATGCACCTGCCGGTTTCGGTCATCATCGGAGTGGTCAGGAAGAACGACTGGCCATTGTCATGACGGAGAGGCTTGCCGTTCGAGGGGCTTGGCACGGGTTTCATACGCCAGAACACCCCATACTCCTGATATCGGGCGTACGGGCCCGGATAGGTGACCGACACCTGCCCGTCGCCGTCCATGTGCACGTCCGCGGAACCGGCGAGGTCACCGGTCTCCTTGGGTGCGAGCATGGCGCTCTGCTGTCGTATATGCTCACCGGCTTGTATGAGACCACGGGTGTATGCGTCTCGTGCCGCGCCTTCGATGTTGGAGAAATCGAATGAACCTTCAAACTGCATGGGCGTTCACCTCCGATACGGTTCAGACGAGACTCACAGTCGTATGATCGGGCAGCTCCAAATCGCCTGAGTCGGCTACGTTGACCAGGACCACGCTGCCTTTCACCGTGCGAGTCTGGTCAGCTTCAACTCGTAAGACTTGCGATCCGGGTTTGAACAGTGGCGTGTACCGGTTGTTGCAGGTGATGGTCGATGAGCCGATGATGCGCTGGCCCTGACTGTCACGAACGAGTTTGGAACCGTCCGCGAAGCAGCAGGGGAACGGTTCGCTCTCCTTGTACAGGGTGACGCCTTGACTGTTGACTCCCTTGCTGGTGCGCACGATTGCCGTATGCACGTAGAAATCTTCAAGCTCATCGACTGCCATCAGCCTGCCCTCCACGGTCCGGTCGAGTTCAAACCCGCGGCATCGAGGATCTGCCGCGCCGATGGAGCTATGCCTGTGGCGACCTGCTGCCGTACCTTTGCCGCGTTCTCCTGCTCCACGGTGGAATAGGAGAATGACGCTCCGCTGATGCTCTTCGATGCCTTTACGCTCACGTCTACGGCACCACCCTTATCGGGGTCGATACCGAGCTTGTTCAACGCAGTGGCATGGGCACAGGTGGCGTCACGGAACGCTTCGCGCACGCTCTGCTCCACGGGCAGATCATCGTCATCGACCAGGTACACGCAGACGCTCGTATATATGCGTACCGCGAGGGACGCGGCACGCAGCAGCGATGTCACATTGTCCGGCAGTTTGGCATCGGCGGCAAGGTTGTTGTATGCCCGGTAGTCGTCGTTGGTGGCGTAGATGGCCATGGTCAGGCCTTGTCGCCGTCCGAAACGGGTTCACCGTCAGCGGCGGGCTCGGCATTCACTTGCGCGTCGGCGGCCTTGTAGGCGGCCAGGTCCTCAGCGTACTTGCGTTTCGCCACTAGCTCGCGTGCCGTGTAGATGATATTCGGGTCGGTTTCACCGAACAGTTGCGGGTTCTCCTTGCGAGCAACCTTCTCAGTGAGCAGCGAATACCCAGGCTTCGGCTGTTCGTTGCCGGCCTCGTCCTTCACGGTGAGGTACTGACTGTAATGCTCTTCGGTCACGGCTTGCACGCCGCCAGCCGCGTTCTTGATGTATTTGGTCATTGGTTGTCCTTCCAACAGGTGATTAGGGGTGCAGTGCGTCGCAGGGACTGGTTTTCGTCAAGCCTGCGACGCACGCGAATAGGAGGATTTGAACTAGTACGGATTTCTTACTAGTTCAAATGCGGTTAGGAGAGGACCACGAAGCCCTTCTCATCACGGAGCTTGGAGACACCGTAGAGCACGTCGAACGTGGTCTGCACGCCCAAGTAATCCTTGTCGTACGCCATGGTGCAGCGCAGCGTGATACCGGACTGCGGGTCGGACACGACCGCCTGGGTGACACCCGAACCGACCGGCGCGGAAGGCAGCGCACGAGAGGCAAGGATGATGGCACCAGGATCCAACGCAAGGTTGTGCGTGGAGGTTGGCGTGCCAGCGACGGAAGGCACCAACTGGGATTCGTGCAGTTGAAGCCCGTAGATGTCCTGCGCGATAAGACCGTTGGTGATGTCACCACGAGCCGCATTGTAGGAGAAGAAATTCTGCAGATGATCGTCACCGAGCAGTGCAGCGGAGTCCTTGGTGCTGACAATCAGGTGACGGTTGCCGCGAGGCACCTTGTTATCGGTGAACTTCTTATTGGCTGCACGCAGCACGGCGGCATCCATATCGGTACCGGCAGTGCCGAGAGAGCCACTGAACGAGCTGTACAGGCTGAACAGGTCGGTCTCCACCTGCTCGGCCAGAGCGATGACCTGAGCCTTCACATACTCCTGCGAAATGAGAGGCTGCGCCAAAGCTTTGGAATAGTCCTCCAGGAGGATGGTGACTTCCTTGTGCTTGTCGAGCTTCACCACGGTATCGGTCGGGTTAACG